GCATTTTCATTGATAATGTTATTGCCGCTTTGATCCTGGATCGTGTCTACTTTTAATATAGATGCCATTAACTATTTCCTCCGTTATCTATTACTACACCACCTTCAGCAATCCATTCTTGGATAGCTTGGTAATCTGTGTTTGCTTCGTTATTTGGTACAAATATAATTTTGTTATTTGTATCAATTACTTTAAAGCAAAATTTTCCTGAATTATCTGGTCTATATATTTTTTCTACACTATTAATCATAATTATAACTCCGCACTAAATTCTATAAAAGCCGCTGTAGTATTTTGTAATCTCATATTTGAAAAAGTATTTGTAGTAAATGGAGTTCCACTATCTGCATCAAATGCAACTCCTACTGAATTACAATCTCCAACTTGATTATCATCAAAAAGACTACTTAATGACATAGCTGCATTTGTTACTTGTTCTAGTGAATTAGATTCAGAAACAGTAGGTACAGCTCTTAATGGTGGATGAAAAGTATAATTTATAGAACTTATGGTTGTAGAAAAAATAAATCCACCAGTTGATGTTAATTGTTCATCTGTTGCATTACCATTGATTCTATAACAGTATCTATAGCATCTCTGTAAATTCACATCATGTGGCAAGAACTCAAAATCAGATGCAGTGGTTCCAGCTTCTAATTGTACTCCTGTAATGTACCATTCGTTAGCTGTGTTGTCTGCAAGGTTGACTTGACCTACGGCTCTGTTTGCACTTGTAACTGAAGACCAAGTATCAGATAAAGTACCAGAAGTAAAATTACTCCCAGCACCTAACCAAAAAGTACATTGCAAACTAACAGCATTATTATTATCTAAAGTAGTACCAGATGTATCTCCAGCAAAAGTTATAGTTTTCTTTTCCCAAGTATCAGCACTATCTATTGTATAAGATTTTGAAATTTGTCTAGTATTATCAAATTCATAAAGTTCACAAATATAAGTTCCTGTTTTATTAGATTTAACCCAAAAGGATAAAGTTAAACTTTCAGCATTTGCAGTTCCTTTTTTTAAATATTGTAAATTTTGACCTTCAAATTTTTGTCTAAATTGTATTTCATCACTTGCACCTAATGAAGCATCAGCAGTTGTACAATCCATTTTTAATGAATATCCAAAACCTTGACCACTAGGTACATCAGTCGATTGAGATTGAGTAAATTCTCCAGTTGTAGAGCCACCTTCAAAAAATTCAAATCTATCTACAGTATGATAACCAGTATCTCCATTTCCTAATCCAGTAGCTGTAGTTCCTCTCTGAGCAATACTCATATCACCATTGATGATGATGTTCTTAGAGCCAACAGTATTTAAAGCAACATAGTTACCTGTTCTTGGTGATACTTTATCTACTTTTAATTCACTCATTATACAATTACCAAGGTTCCTGTTACAGTTACCGTTTCTGCGAAAGTAACTGGACCTGCAAGGACTGCAGATTCAATAGTTATCGTTTTATCAATCGTCTCTGCATGCGTATAAATATCTTCTGCACCTGGTTTGTTACCAATATAAAGTGTAGTATATAAACTATCCATTACTTCTCCTTATGCACTTATTGAATCAACGACACTTACATAAACATCTGCTGACGTTGCAGTATCACTTTGTACTTTTAATACATCCGTATTCTGCATGACAAATTTAGCTCCACCGGTTACAAGTTCAATAGAACTTGCTGGTGGAATGCTTAAATCTTTTGCAATGTATCTGTCGGTTGATCCTGATACAGAAACCCAAACATCAATAGCAATCGCTGCAGCTGTTGTGTTGGTTACTCTTACTCCAATAACCGCGTCATTGGAATCTGCTGTAAATACCGTCACTGCACTGTTCGTTGCTTCTGCGCTATATCTTGTAAAATCTTGTGCCATATTTTATTCTCCTAAAGGGCAATTGCCATGGCAACGGCGAACCCGTTACTAGCAACACCTGATAAATTATTACTATACTCTACAATATCAGTTCCATCAGAATATACAAGTTTTATTGTTTTATCTGTAGCTGCGAATGTAGGACCTGTTCCAGAAGTTGTTTTTACAGTCACGGTAAAAGCTCCACTGGTTGCATTTTCAATAATATAAGTTTTTTCAACGTTATCAGGAACCACAACATTGACATTTGCGGTAATCGTTCCAGTTAATTTTAAAACTTGATTTTTACCATTAGATAAAGCACCGTTTGAAAAAGTTAATGTAGCACCGGTTGTTGGATTTAGAGCAACGGCATCGTAACCCCCGATTGCTTGTTCTAAAATAAGTAAGTTAGTATTCGTAATTTGACCCCAAGTTCCTGAATTTTCTCCAGTAGCCTGAACCGTTAATTTTAAACTTGCTGATGTAGTATTTGGCATATTTTATATTCCTTAAATTATTCGATATTAATAAATTTAGACATTACTGTCAAGCAACCTCTTTCCATGGGGAGGTTGTACCAGTATCGACTTCTACCCAGCTACTAGTTGTGCCAGTATTGACATTGGTATAAGTCGTTGTTGAGCCAGTATTTACTGGGTTCCAAATAACGAATTTAAATGTTCCTTCTGCAACTGTCAAATTAATTCCAGTTACAAAAACATCTGCATTTCCTGTAACCTCTACATCATTTTCTTGAACGGTTAACTCTTGACCGGTTACATTAATATTAGCTTCTGCAGTTACTGTTAAATCTCCTTCTGCAGCAGTTAATCCTTGACCCGTTATATTGACATTTGCATCTCCAGTGACATCTGGAACATTATCTTGAACTGTTAAATCTTGACCGGTTACAGTGACATCAGCATTTGCAGTGACGGTTACACTATTTAAATTAGCAGATAACAGTTCACCTGTGATATTAACATTTGCATCTGCAGTAACAGTCGGAGTATTTTCTTGAAGCGTTAATTCTTGACCCGTTAAATTAACGTTTGCATCTGCAGTAACAGATATATCATCTAAGTTTGCGGATAATAATTGTCCGGTTGCATTTACATTTGCATCTGCTGTAACAGTTACACTATTTAAATCTGCAGATAATAATTCTCCAGTTAAATCTACATTAGCAGTTCCAGTAACAGTGACATTATCTAAATTAGCAGATAAGAGTTCACCAGTTACATTTACATTTGCGTCTGCAGTAACCGTTACATTATCTAAATTAGTAGATAATAATTGTCCAGTTACATTAACATTTGCATCTGCGTTAACAGTAACATTGTCAAGATTAGTAGTTAGAGATTGTCCGGTAAGATTTACGGATACATCAACTTGGCCGATGCCCCAAGCACCTGTGCCCCAAGTATAATTACCATTCCATCCTGCCACTTAAAACCTCCTTGTTAGCCGGAGATTCTTAATATAGCTGCCGATGTAATGAATGCTGGAAAAATAATTGTGAAAGTTCCGTCTGTGCTAACTTTATCAGATGTAAAATCTAAAACTGCGACTGCTTTATTAGAAGCAGAAGTATTGTAGATTAATGCTCCTCTTGCAGTGATCGTTGCACCTGTAAATGATAAATCATTAAAATCAACAATCGCAACACCTGATGCAATGGATGTACTTGGATTTGGTTGTACCAATGCCCCACCACCTGCAGTGTAGGTTCCTGAATCACCAACTTGACCTGTAGTTGTATATGAAGTCGTTGCTGAGTTTAAAGTAGCTGAAGAACTATAAAGAGCCAACTTAAATTTATCTCCTCCAAATTGGAATTCATGTTGACCTTCTAACAATTCTTTTTTAAAAGAATTTGCAATCGCTTGTGTTATAGCCATAGTTTATCTCCTTATTTTCCTCCGACTCGAGGAACACCTGATTGATATTCGTCTCGTCTTCGTCTTCCCATTTGTTCAATTGAGAAGCCTTCTACCACTTGTTTATACTTTCCTTCATATAATTGCAAGAGATCATTTGGCCCCTTTAGAAAACTAAATGCTTCAACTAAGCATGCATACAAAAGTCCGTTGGGAAAATACTTACTTAAGTATGTTGTTGTATTTGTACTCGATAAACCTGGATCTTTCAAGATATAATTTAATTGAATTTCATAAGTTGAGCTAGGTGTAGGAGCCAAAACAATAGTATCTTTGTCCCACATACCGTAGTATTTAGGCTCTCCGGTAACTCCAGTAGAGTTATATTCTGACATAAAACTGGTATCTCTATATTCTAAAAAATTCCTAG